TTAACAAATAATGATGGTAATTTAACAATAGGTAATGCAAAAGGGGCTGATTTATTAAATATAAAAGCAGATGGTAATGTTGCAATTAAACAGGATTTAACCACTGGAAGTCTTACAAGTTCAACTATTAAAGCACCAGGTGCGATGAGAATTGAAAGCACTGCAATAACTACTACAGGTAGTCTTACTGCAGGTAGTCTTACTGCTGGTAGTCTTACAGCTGGTAATCTTACAACATCTGGTGATATTCAGGCTCAAAATATACGAGTAGTTAATGGTAGTCTCATTATTGATAATATCCGCTTACGTGATTACACACCGGTTATTTTAACATTTGATGCAAGGCATATTGGTGGCAGTAATTATTTTGGTACCCATGAGAAAGTATTTGTATTACAACAAGCATCGATAGCTTTGTGTTTATGGGGAGAAGGTGGTCCTAATAATAGCAAGTTTGATCAGATTGCTAAATTAATGTCAAGTAAACAAGGGGTAGATGGAAAAATTAGTTACCGTTATACCCGATTTGCGCATCCCAAAGAGAGTCTTACAACATGGAGAGGTCTTGTTGTATCTGTGCCGCCAGGTAAAGCATGTAAAATTTATGGATGGTATGCCAATGAAAGGATAAATCTAATTCCCGGATATCATCAACTAATGCTTCCATGGGATCCTCATCTAGTATGGGCTGGATTTCAAGAGAAGGTAAACGACATCCCCGATAATATAGCACTAAATACAGGTGCAGGTTTATAAGTTTATATATCTAATTATTTAGTAATCGTAAATATAAAAATATATTATAAAAATATATTAGTAATAATAATATGACAGTTAAAGAAGTTAGTTTTGGTGCAACTAGATTACCCATAAAACAATTTAAAATTAATGAAATGGTTGATCACTGCACTATTGCAATGATTGCCAAACGCGCTACAGGAAAGTCATTTTTAACTCGCGAAATTATGTTTCAAAAAAGAAATAGTATAGCAGCAGCAATTGCTATTAGTAGAACTGAAACACTAAACTCATTTTATTCTGAATTCATACCAGATAGTTATATCTATCCAGAATATAATAGTGATATTTTATCACGTATATATGAAAGACAAGCACTTATTAATGAAGATAATAAAGAAAGAATTAAAAATAATCGAAAACCAAAAGATGATTCTTTAATGTTAATTATGGATGATTGTATGAGTTCAAAAGGTACATGGCTAAAAGATCCAAATATCTTAGAATTGTTTTTTAATGGTCGTCATCATCATTTATCATTTATATTAACCATGCAATATTCTGTTGGTATCCCTCCTGAAATGAGATCTAATTTTGATTATGTATTCTTATTAGCTGAAGATACAATATCTAATCGTAAAAGATTATATGATCACTATGCAGGTATGTTTCCTTCATTTGATATTTTTCAACAAGTATTTACAGATATCACCGATAATTATGGCATTATGGTTATTGATAATAGAGTACACTCAAAAAATTTAACAGATAAAGTATTTTGGTATAAAGCTAAAAAAGTCCCAACCTTTAAAATTGGATGTAATAAATTTCATAGATTCCATAAAAAAGCATATGATGATGAATGGAATAAAAAATTAGAAGTATTTAATCCAATCGATCTTGTTAATAAAAATAGAAGTGCTATTCGTATAAAAGTTGATAAAATTAGAAATAAATAATTATTATTTTGATAAAATTAAAAATTATTTATTTAGATAAAATATATTACTCATTCTTTTTCACTAATGGATTAAATGATTTAATCTGATCACTTAAATTAGTAATCTGTTCATCTAACTCCTCTTTCCGTTCCTCCATTGTTTTAATCTGTTCTGCAATCGCTTTCATGCTCTGTTCAATAGATAATACCTCATTTTTATTATCTTCTGATTGCGCCTTATCTAAATTCTTTTCTAAATCTGCTAATGACTCTTTTCTAGATTGTAAATTATCAATAATAGTTGTACGCACCATCTCTTGTTTACGTTGTTCGTGATAAATCTTAGCCTTCTCCTGATTTTCCATATACGTCTTCATCATATTATTTAATTCCTCATTGGCATACTGTGAATCCTTAACAGCCTCAGAATCTGGATTCGGATCAAATGGTAACCATTTACCCATTTCACCAACAAATACATTAAAATATGGATCAATTGATTGAACAGTCTTTGCATGTTCACAGGCTGCTTCATATGTTTCAAACGCACCTCTGATTTTAATACCCGATAATGTTGTTTTCTTTACATTGGCTGCATTTTCATCCGTAGACTCTGCAGACTTGTCTGTTAAAAAACTCATACAAATATATTTTTGACCAGATGGTAGAAAAGCATCTTCCGTTAAATAATCCGATTTTGACATTTATTATTTAACATTACAATTTTTCTTTATATCAATTTATTTAACTTTTTTTACATAAATTTTATCTGTAATATCTTTATCATCAAATTCATTATAACCAAAACCGATTGATGGATTTGAAAACATTTTATTATATACTTTACTTGGTTTAATATCATATATTGTATCTTCATCAATAGGTTTTTTATTACGATTCTGTTGTTGTAATAATATTTCATTAGTAGTTTGATAATTATTAGATGTTGCTTTAGTTAAATATATACTCATAAATATAATACCAGTAAATAATAGTATTATGGAAATATTATTTATAATATATATCATTAATTAAATTAAATTAGGTTTTATTTTTTTTAATTATTTAAATGAACTAATATATTCCCATTTAAGATATTTGCATATTTTTTCCCATATTTGATCATTTTCCATTATTTTATCTGGATCTTTATGTAATGGAAAACATTCATATAAATGATCTAATTCTAATAGTTCACAAAATTTATGAAGCACATATGAATAGGATAAAAAGTTTTTCCTTTTGGATGATTTAAACATTTCCCATGGTTCCTGTGTTTTATAAAACATTGATATAAATAATTTTTCCATATCCCGTGTGATTTTAGGCGGTGGTAAATTATTTAATTTATTTATAATATAAGTAACATGTTCATAGAAATTATTATAATTTAATTTTTTTAATATTATTTTCATTTTCTTTTTATTTAAAATAGATAAATCAGTAATTCTATTTTTATTTAATTCCTTAACAATATCTATAAATAATTGTTCAGGTATATCCGGACTTTGTTTTGCCTGAAATTGATTAAGCCATTCTCTAAAATGATTTAATCGTTTATAAGGACTATAATCTTTAATCTGTCTATCTTCATCTAATATAATCATTTCACTATCTCCACAACAAGGACATATATAAGCACTCTCAGACATATCTAATATTTTCTCAATATTACATTCATTGCAATATTTTATTCTATTTGATCCATTATCTTTTACAACTCTAATACCTTCTATTCTTTGACAATATTTCTCAAATAAATTTGCTTTATTTATTATTTTTGTTTCATTACTAATTAATTGTTTATCTTTTTTATTACATAAGAATTCTAATATATTTTTTGTTTCTTTTACAACAGGTTCTATTTTATCTCTCATTTCATAGTAATCTGAAATTAAATCTCCTGCATTATCATAATAATCCATTTCATCTATATTTATTTCATTATATTTTGATTCCAATATATTTTTCTCATGAACTAATGATGCTCTTTTTTTAATATCATTATGATTAATATTAGATGTTCCAATATCATTATTAGTAATATTAAAATTTAAACGTTTATCATCTATTGTTTTAATCTCTGCATTAATATTATTTATTTGTTCAAATAGTTTTTCTTTTTCATATTTATTATTATTAAAATATTTAACCATTTGTCTATGCTTATTATCTAATGTATTTGTTTCTTTTATAGAAATTTGTTTATTTTTTTTATATTTTGACAAACTATCATGTCCTTTTATGTCTAACATTTCTATATTATATGTTAAAAATAATTAAAAAGACTTTAAATACAAATTATTTTTATTATTTTATGCAATTTATAATATTTATTTTAATTATAATATAAAAATTTTATAATTAAAATTACATAAAAGTTAATTTTAATATAAAAAAGAAGATTTATTCAATAATTTTTTTAAAAATTTTCTAATCATATATATATATATATAAATGGGTGGTGGTTTAATGCAATTAGTTGCTTATGGCGCACAAGATGTGTATTTATCTGGTAATCCACAAATTACATTTTTTAAAGTAGTATATAGGCGTCATACAAATTTTTCTGTAGAGCCAATTCAACAGACCTGGAATGGTATGGGTGATTTTGGACGCACAGTTACATGCAATATTAATCGTAATGGTGATTTAATTACTAATATGTATGTGGTTGTTAAATTACCATATGTTGCTAAAGCGGGTCCATCGGCACCTGTATGGGGTTATGTGAATAGATTAGGACATGCTATAATTGATAGTGTTAAAATTGAGATTGGTGGGTCTAAAATTGATGAACAATATGGTGATTGGCTTAATATATGGTATGAACTGACTCATAAATCAGGACAAGAAAGAGGATATGCTAAGATGATTGGTGATATTCCTGAATTAACTAATATTACATTATTAGAAAAACCAGCATATACATTATATATTCCTCTTCAGTTTTGGTTTAATCGCAATAATGGTTTAGCATTACCATTAATTGCATTACAATATCATGATGTGCGTATTACTATTATTTTCCGTTCATTTAATAATTGTATTAATTATACACAAGATGTACCACCTGCAAATATTTCTATGACTGATTCTTATCTTCTTATTGATTATATATATTTAGATTCAGAAGAACGGAAACGTTTCGCTCAGGCATCCCATGAATATTTAATTGAACAGCTTCAATTTACTGGTTCAGAAGCATGGAGTGCAACTAATACTAAATTATTATTAAATTTTAACCATCCATCCAAATATTTAGTATGGGCACCACATTTGTCTGTACATAACAAACGTAATAAATGGTTATCTTATTCTACTACCAATTCAAATAATCTTACCAATTTTATTTCAAATACTAATATGTGGAATATAGCAAGAGACCGATTTGCTATAATTTTATCGGCTATATTTGCAAATGGATTTAGCTTTGCAAATGCAGGGGCAGCAAATGAAGAGATTAGAGTAAGTGTTGCTGCAAGTAGAGGTAATACATTATTAGTAACTGGTGCACCAGGTAATTGGGTTGTAACAGGTTTAGCTAAGTTTGAACCAGCAGCTGGTATACCTAAAATAATTACT